TAGATAATCAAAACTTTGGGATGAATGGTTTAAGTATTGTTCCAGATACTATAAAAATTACACAACAATTAGCTCATTTACCTTTAGCTACGCTTTCTAGTTTAACAGAAATTTTTATTCCTTTAACTCGTTTAAATACAGCTACATGGGCAAAAGGTGTAGCTCAAACTATTAAGTATTCAGTACAAAAACAAAGTGAAGGCACGGTTAGAGAGCTTCAGGACAGATTTAATTTAAGTAAAGAAGATGCTCTTGCAGAAATGCATAGGGTGTTTTTAGGAATTAATCAAGCAGTAGCTCAACGTATTGATGGCTTAGCTGGAGAAGGTATTCAAAGTACTAAAGGTAAAAAAATACAAAGTGGTTTTTTTAGATTAAATTTACTAGAGCAATGGACACGTACTGTCCAACTTGCATCTTTTACAATGGGTAAAGATTTAATTACTCAGAATCTTAGAAAGATGAATAAATTAAAAGATATTGAAATAAGTAAAAGCGGAAATCCTGATGCATTGCCTAGAAATAAAGAATTTTCTAGATTAACTCAAGAGTTATTAGATTTAGGTGTAGACATTAAAACAGGTTTGTTATGGGAAAAAGCAGGAGCTAATAAATATACTGATAATGTAATAAATGGTTTAAGACAATGGGATGATTTTTACGAAACTAATGTAATGGGAGGTGCTGCACGTTTTACTAATGAAGTAATTCTAGATCCTTCTAAAGCAGCATCTATTAGACCTCATGTACAACAAACACCTATGGGTACTGTGTTGTTACAGTTTATGGGATACCCGACTGCTTTTAGTAATACTGTTCTTAAAAACTTTTACGGTCAAGCAGCCAGAGACCCTATTCGTGGGGGAGGTAAAGTTTTAGGTACAGGCTTGTTAATGACTATGGCAGCAGCAGGTACTAATTGGGTTCGTAATGGTGGAAGTTTTAAAGATTCATCAGGTGAAGAACAAGACGCAGGAGAAATAGCATTTGAAGCTGTGTCTCGTTGGGGTGGGTTTGGCTATGGTGAGTATGTTAAGAATGCTAGAGAAAATGCAGAGATAGGTGGAGGTACGTTAGGTTCAGTAACTAAAGCAGTTACAGGGCCAATAGTAGGTGATGCTATTGATGCTATTTTATATCGTAAAGGGCCAGGAGAGCTTTTGGCAACTAATACGCCAGGATATAGTTTATATAGAGCCTTGCCAAGTTTAGTAGAAAATAATTCTTTTAAGCAAGATGTTAAAGAAGTAGGTAAGTCTATTGATAGAGCTATTGGATTAAAGCCTCCATTAAAAGAACAATCTTATGATGCTTATTTACAACAAGGTAGACGAAAGTATTTAGAAGAAGTTAAGTTATACGCAGAAGGCGGGGAAGTATTTAGTAATGTTCCTAGAGCTTCTGTAAATCCTAGTAGTCGTATAGATCGTATGACAGGTATGCCTTATGAAGATCAGGCAGGAGATATAATTGATAATAGAGCTAAGTTTTCTAAGGGAAGGTTAGTTAAGGCTTTAAGAGAAATGTACAGTAGCACAGGTGATGCTCCTGATACAAGACTTATTGATCCTACACAAGAAAATAAGTTTGAGTTAGATGATTTTGTAACTTATGAGTCTATACCTATCCAAGACAGAAAACAAGCAGAATTATTAAAAAGTTTAAACATCCAAGAATCTGCTGTCAAAGATGATGTTTATTTAGTTAAAAATAAAACAGGTTGGATGGTAGCACAGACACAACCGCCTCAAGATATTTTAAGATCTTCAAAAGGAACAATTAGAACTTTAAAACCTTTTATTTATGAAGGTGAATTAGATCAAGAGTTTAATCCTGTTGACTTGTTAGATAATGAAGAGTTTATATCTAAAATAAAAGATGCTGAATTAAAAAAAGAACTTAACAGATTACGTAAAGAAAAACTACGGATAGAAAATACAACTATTGAGGATATTCCTTTTGCAAGTCCTTTAGATAGTGTTCTATGGAACTCTTTTAGAACATTAGATAAAGAAGTAGTAGATGTTTTAAAGAAGCAACAATATGATGCTATTCAATTTAAACCTAAACAGCAACAAACAAAAGATTTAGAAAAAGAAGCTGTTAGCGTTACAGAGCAAACAGTACAACAAGAAGTGCCTTCAGTACGTACTGCTTTTGAATCTACAGGAGCTACAGCAACTACTTTGTTGGAAGAAGCAGATAAAGCTATGCCAGGATCTAGAGAATTACTAGCAGGTGGAGTTAGGGAAATAGAAGCAGTAGACGTATTACCTCCTGAAAAACCAGACTTAATAGACTCTACAGTAACAACATATAGTTTTGAAGGCCGTAATCAACCTTTACTTGCATCAGAAATACAACCAAATAAAAGCTGGTTTCTTTTAGATGACACAATGTTTATGGAAGATTCTACTTCACATGTATTATCAAATGAAGCATATGTTGATTTTAATTATAAATTAAATGAAGGAATGCGTAAAAAGTTTATTGATGAAAATAAAATAGGATCTAATACTTCTACAAAAGCTTTAGTGGAAGAAATTAGTAATGGGCCTTTTCATATGGTAACTGCTTTAATTCCTAAAATGAATGATCCTGTTTCTGAAATAAAAGAGTACGAAGAAGCTTTTTCTGTTGTATATGATTCTTTGCCTAAAGGACAATCAGGTGTAAGTTATTTAGATAAACAAGAAGGAATTATATACATTGATCCTGCTGTTATGGAACAGCAATATACAGAAAAAGCATGGACAAGTTCTTTGCCTGAAAAAGCTATTAAAACTAGAGAGGAATGGGAAAATTTTATTTTACGTCGTGAGTATGCTAAAGATAAATACTCAAAGGTTTTAGACCAGCAAAAAGATGACTATGTTAAAAAATTAGATCGTGTAGGTTTAGGTATTCCTGATACATACCCCAGTAAAACTATGTCATCTATTCCAGCCACTGAAAGAAGTTTAGCAGTTTTAAAATCTGAATTAAATTTAAAAGACCCTTTTCAAAATAAACTTTATGAAGACTTTAAAAAACAATTTGATGCTAGTTTACTTGTTCCAAACCGTCAAGTGCCTGTACCTTTACATTTTTTAGTTGAAGTAATTCCAGGACAAAGTTCTAAATACTTAAATGGTGAAGCAGGAAGACTTTTAACTGCTTCAGAAATGGCTGCATTTATTCAAGGTAGAGAAGCTACACATCCTGTTGAAGCTTTGTATCATCCTATAAATAATAATATACGCCACCCTAATGCTAAAGCATTTGCTAGTATGGCTCCTTCATTGCTTGATCAGGAACAAAACAAACAAGCAGCGCAAGAGTTTCTTAATAAAGTTGTAATTACAGAAGAACAGCCTTATACAATTTCTGCATTTGAAAAATTTGAAACAAGAAATCAAATGAATATAGCAAGAGAAATAGAACCAGATAAATCTGAAGGTATGGCAGGATTTAGAGAAAGTAAAGATTTAGAAAGCTATGATCGTAAACAAGACCAAATTAAACGTGGTAAAGGTGGAGTTAGATATATGCGTACTCCTGAAGGAGACATTTTAGTAGAATATGATAAAGATACTAAACGCTTTGAACCTATATTATCCAATCCTTTAGATAATCGAAGTTTTATTTATTATTCTCCTGATAAAGATATGTCAGCATTTAAACCTAAAAAACGTCGTAAAGCTAGAGTAGCTGCTAAAGCTCCTTCATTAAAACAACCTAAACAGCGTTCTATGCTTGCACCACCTGTAGAACTACCACGTAAAACAGAACTTACAGAACGTGTAAGAGATACTGTTGCTTATAAAGGAGCAAGTGAAGAAGCTAGAAAACGTATTGATGATCAACTCAATGAGTTAACTAGAAGACAAGAACAAGGTACGTTGTAATGTTCAGATATTTTTTTTTGCGTTAATACCTTTATTAGCTTTATTAGGAATACATATGTACAAATATTTTACAGACAAAGAACTAGAATGCAAGCACTGTGAGGCAGAAGGTATCGACCCTACATTTATGCAAAAGGTTGATAAACTAAGAGGTGAGCTAGGTTTTGCTTTTCCTATTACTTCTGCCTATCGTTGTCCTGACCATCCCATAGAAGCTCGTAAAAACGCTCCTGGCGCGCATGCATCAGGAAGGGCTGTAGATATAGCGGTAAGAGGAGAACAAGCTTACAAGCTCTTACAGGCAGCTTTAAACGCAGGTTTCACAGGAATAGGTGTAAGCCAAAAAGGTGGAGTACGTTTTATACATCTAGATGATTTACCAGATTCTAAAGAACGTCCTAGACCACACGTATGGAGTTACTAATGATTTTATACAGTGAAGATATGCTTGGTAAAGTTTACAGGCTTTACCAACTACACCAAGCAAAACACAACTTAGGCTTTATGCAATACGAAGACTTTCGTGTTTTATTTGAAGAACAACAACAAACTATTTTAGATCAAATAGAGGAAGAAGTTAATGGCGATTCCAGTACTTGATGGTCTTGTAAAATTAGGAGGGACTTGGCTAGAAGGTAAAGTAGCTAAGACCAAAGCTAAAGCAGAAGCAGAAGCTACTGTAATGGTAAAGCAAGCTGAGTCTGCTGCTGATTGGGAAACTGCTATGGCTAGAGCATCCAATCAATCCTGGAAAGATGAGTGGCTTACACTTTTATTTAGTGTGCCTCTTATACTCTGTTTCTTTCCTGCTACTGTGCAATATGTGCAAGCAGGATTTGAAGCTTTAGAAGCTATGCCAGATTGGTATCAGTACAGTTTATCTGTAATTATTGCTGCATCATTTGGCGTTAGATCTGTAATGGGAATAATGAATAAAAGGAAATAATTATGAGTGACGGAACTATAAAGATACCTCAGTGGGGACTACCTATAGCAGCAGCAGCTGTAAGCCTAGCAGTTGCTTGGGGTGTACTACAAGCTAACACTGCACATGCTTCAGAAGATCGTGAGCGTATTGCAGCTATAGCGGAGGAGGCTGCAAAAAAAGCACAGGAGAACGGTCAAGCACAGGCAGTGACGAGCGCCAAAGTGGAGGCCATCGTGTCGAGCTTGGAGCGACAGGAAAAAATTCAAGAGAAGACAAACGAACAGATCGCCGCACTGGTTCAAGCTCTCTTAGCCAAATAGACTATGACCCAGAAAACCCAAACTTGTTCTGCGACATGCGAGAGTACAGGATGCTACGCTATGTGCAACCACCATCGTACCGCCATGAAGTCGCAAGAAAATGGCTGTTGTACAACAAAGGCAAATGCGGGTACGGAGCGGAAGTGTATGTGCGCAACCAAGGCCCAAGAGTACTTGGAACAGCGTGGGACATCAAGTTAGTACTTCTTACTTGGGACTTGCGTAAACCTACTGCTGTTAAAACAGAAGCTGTTAAACAGAAAAGGAGACTGTAGTGGAAGCTATACCTCCTTTTCCTAACAGTGTAAATGCACATGACTATGTAGTATTAGATAAAGTACGTGACATACGCTCCATAAAGTATCAAACCCTTACAGGTAAAGATGATGTACAAGCTATTAACCAGTATGAGCAACTTTACTACGAGTATAGAAACGGGCAAGTTATGGTAACTATACTGAAAATAAAAAGTCAGTTAAAATACACGGTAGATATAAAAGCATGACTATGATGATCTTTGTCCTCATTATACTAGAAAGGGGGCAAGTTACAGGAGAAGAGTTTTATTTCAGGGAACTAACTTCTTGTTTAGAATACTCTGCTGCTTTGAACAGTCAGTCGGTAGCTGACCATAACTCAATACTAGGTAATAATAATTATTTTAAAACATACTGTAAGGTTCGTCAGATCAATGTATCTGATGCAGGAAGTAAAATACTATTCAGAGATCCCGCAAAGAAAGAGGAATAATATGGCTGCTAAAAAGAAAACTAAATCTAGGGTTAATGAGGCTGGTAACTATACCAAGCCTACCATGCGTAAGCGTTTATTCAACAAGATTAAAGCAGGAACAAAGGGTGGTAAGGCTGGTCAATGGTCGGCGCGTAAAGCCCAGATGCTTGCTAAACAATACAAAGCCGCAGGTGGTGGGTATAAGTAATGGCTGATCCTAAAAAAGGAACAGGCAAAAAGCCTAAAGGCAGCGGTAGACGTTTATACACAGATGAGAATCCTAAAGATACTGTAAGTATTAAATATGCTACTGTTCAAGATGCCAGAGATACTGCTCGTAAAGTAAAAGGAATTAACAAACCTTATGCTCGTAAGATACAAATACTTACTGTAATGGAGCAGCGAGCTAAGGTAGCTGGCAAGTCTAAACAAGCAGAGATAGCTAAGAAAGCTAAAGAATCTCTTAGGAAAAAGCATGGCAAAACAAACCCATCAAAAAATAAAAAATAAAAAAGAACTTGCGGAGTGGATAAAGCAACAACAAGATAAGAGGCATGAGCAGTAATGACACTTAAAAAATCTCAAAAATCTTTAAAGGCTTGGACAAAGCAGAAGTGGCGCACTAAGTCTGGTAAAAAATCTAGTGAAACAGGTGAGCGTTACCTGCCTGAAAAAGCTATAAAAGCTTTATCATCCTCTGAATATGCTGCTACTACTAAAAAGAAACGTGAAGATACTAAAAAGGGTAAACAACATAGCAAACAACCTAAGAAGATTGCAAAGAAGACAGGGAGCTATAGAAAGAAATGAGAGAAGAATATAAAAAAGGAAGTAAAGCTAAAAAGAAAGATCCTAGATTAGCCAGGGCTGGAGTGTCTGGATATAACAAACCCAAACGAACTCCTAAGCACCCTACTAAATCCCATGTTGTTGTAGCTAAAGATGGTGATAAAATTAAAACCATACGTTTTGGACAACAAGGTGTCCGTGGTGCTGGTAAAAATCCTACATCTAAAAAAGACAAAGCTCGTAAAAAATCATATTATGCTAGACATAATGCACAAGACTCTAATCCCTCAAAACTTTCAGCCCGATACTGGTCACACAAAGTTAAATGGTAAGGACTAAATTATGGAAGACTCTGTAGTACTTTTTGAATCTCCAGAAGCAGGAACTATAAGATTAAATACTGAAGCAATCTCACATCTAAGCACAGCATTTGTTGAAGTTGAAGATGCTGATCTTAAACTGGCTATTTTTTCTTTAATACAAAAGCACTCTGATTATGTATTGGCTACAAGCGATAAAATATTATGTAAGCAAAAACTTCATTTGACTCAAATTAAATAAAGCTTTCTAATTCTTTTTCTAATCTTTTATGCAACTTAGTAAACATAGGATCTAGTTCTTTAAAAACTTTATGCAGAAGAATACTATCCTCACCATCAAAAAACTTTGTAATCTCTTTTTTGGGAAGATAGCTGTACTCTGTCATTAACTTTCCCTTCTTATCTATAAACACTTTAAATGATATAATATTCCCCTCTTCATTCATGCAAACCTCACTTTTTCTACATTACCACGTAGTCCTGCTTTCATATATGTAGTAGCTCGGCCTTCAAAGAAGTTTTGATGCTCTACACCCAACACATCATCAAGCCAATCTAGTGGATTATCTTTTACATTGTAGTTAGGTTTCAAGCCTAGCTGTAGCAACCTACGATCTGCAATGTACCTAATATACTGCTGCATCTCTTTCTTTGTTAGTCCACGTATGTCACCTTGTTCAAACACAAGATCCAAAAACCTATCTTCTAAGTCAACCATCTCACGACATGCCTGATAGATCTCAGCTTTAAAATCATCAGTCCATAGCTCAATGTTTTCTTGAATAAATTCTCTAAATAGTTTTGTCATTGCTTCTACGTGCATAGACTCATCACGTATACTGTATGTAATAATCTGTCCCATACCTTTCATTTTACCGAAACGTGGAAAGTTTAACAAAATAATAAAGCTAGAAAATAATTGTAGTCCTTCAGTAAAAGCTGAGTAAATAGCCAGGGCTTTTGCAATAGACTGTCTATCGCCCTTAGTGACCCGTACAGCGTCGATATACTCATGCTTATCTGCCATAGCTTCATACTCTGCAAACGCCTTATACTCAAGCTCAGGCATTCCTACAGTGTCTAGTAACAGACTGTAAGCATGTTGGTGTATTGACTCCATATTATGAAAAGCACCCATCATCATACGTGCTTCAGGTTTCTTAAAGATCTTCATATAACGGTCAACATAACCAGACCCTACATCTACATCAGACTGAGTGAACAGTCTAAAGATCTGTGTAAGTAAATTCTTTTCAGACTCATCTAAGTCTTGCCAATCTTTCACATCATTGTGCAATGGAACATCTTCTGGAAACCAATGCATCTGGTTCTGCTGTGAGTAGTAGTCAAACATCCAAGGATGGTCAAATGGTTTGTAGTAATCTCTAGTATCTAATAAGCTCAAGCTACATCTCCTTCTTTTATAAAAACGCCATTACTATTCATATGACCTTTACGATCTTTAATATCTAAGTAAGCTACACGTAAACACTGGTCTAGGTCTGTGTTGTGCATAACTGCTAATGTGTTTAACACCACAAGGCAGTCGCCTATATCATCTGCAACATCTCGCTGTTTAGCAATGTTATCTCCAAGCTCTCCTATTTCTGATACAAGCTTTGCAAACTGTGCAAGTGGATTACTGTTATTAATAATACCTTTGTCGTAGCTCCAAAGAGTTACCAAATCTACTAATGTTTTATTCATTAAAAGAAGTCTCCAAAACAACTAGTTTATCTTCTGCTTCAGCTATCTTGCCTACTAACTCATCCATAGTCTCAAGCATTGTATGTTCACCTACGGCTGCTGGATTGTCTAAATAGTTTTTAAGCTCTGAACCAGCCCACATAATCTGAGCTTTGTACATACTCTTTAATGCTTTTATCTTATGATCTTCCATGTTTTTCTCGTAGCTCCTTTTCATTCTTAGCAAGCCACACTGCATAGCTAAGCTTGTCTTCTTTGTTATAATTCATTGCGTACTCAGCCCACTCTTGGATACAGAAGTTTTTAAACTTAGTATCTTCTACGTCTTTCTTAGCGTAGAACTCTTTGAACTCTGTATATGAGGCAAGCCTATCCTCTTCCCACACGTAATACTGACAGTCTTCTATTGGATGTTTAGACATATACTCTATCTCTACATTCACAAATTAGATGAGGCCCATATTGCCTACATATAGGAATGTAGTTATCAGGACACTTTGTATTCTTAGGTTTGTAATAATCCCACTGACTGCGCTGTGTACCGTCTGTAGCACAGGCAGGAAGTAACAATAATATAAATAAAAATCTAATCAAAATCTGACTCCTTTAGTATAGGCTTATCAAAGGCTTTTGCTATAAGTGCTAAGTCTTTTTTTAGTTCCTCTATTGTTTCCCCATAAGGCTCAATACCGTTTAGTGTGGATGCTAGAGGCTTATCTTCATGGTAATAAACTTCCCGTATTTCATAGCCGCCTAACTTACACTTAATCACTCTGTAATTCCAATGTGTTAGGTTTGGTGTTTTAACCTTCACAACTTAGGCACTCCCCGTCTTCTAAGTTAATCCTTGGTATCTTCACGTTAACATTCTCCGTATTACGCGCCGCTGTGGTACGGTAGTAGTACATAGACTTCAACTTGTTTGCGCCAGCCCAATGTACGTTGTTGACGTACTCTAGGTATTCATCATGTACCTCCTGTTCTGCTGTAGCTGGTGGTGGTATGAAGAATAAGTTTACTGACTGAGCTTGGCATACATACTTCTGTCTCTGGTATGCATGTTCAACGATCCAGATTTGATTGATCTCAGGTGCGGTTTTGAATACTTCTTTTTCTTCTTGAGATAGCGCCTCCAAGCCTTCAACAGAGCCTTCAGCAGCAGCAATATCTTTCCAAGTCTTTTCAGTATTTATCCCTTTCTCATCTAGTAACTTCTCCAAGTACTTGTTTTTTACTTTAAAAGAACCAGTTAAAGTCTTGTGTGTAAATACGTTAGCCCTCGTAGGCTCAATACTAGGACTCGTTCCACCACATATAATGCTGCTGCTGGCGTTAGGAGCAATAGCAAGCAGATGTGAGTTACGCAGACCACTGCCAACCATATCAGGAGCTTCACCCCTAGATCCAGCCAACTGTACACTAGCTTCAGTAGCTCTTTCCTTGATGTGTTTAAAGGCTCTATTGTTAAAGCTGGAAGCGTACATTCCTTCAAAAGGGATTCCATTACGTTGAAGATAAGAATGAAAGCCCATCGCACCAAGACCAATCGCCCGTTCTCTATATGCACTATAAGCGGCTTTTGCAAAACCTGTTTTATCTTTGTCGATTTCAATTTCAAAATCCTCCAAACTATTTATTTTATAGTTGTTTACATCACCATCAACAGCTAAAGCATTAGCAATAAAATGTTCTAGTGTGTTATCTAGCATGGTGACTAGATCACTGATGAACAATTCATCGTCTTTCCACTCATCAAAGTATTCTAAGTTAACGCTGGACAAGCAGCAAACTGCTGTACGCTCTTCACTGGTAGGAAGGGTAATCTCAGAACATAAATTACTTTGACATACTTTAAGTCCTAAATCTTTTTGCTGCTGTGGTAGAGCCTCGTTACAGCGGTCAAGATTAACAATATATGGTTCACCTGTTTCTGCTCTGGTGTGTATTAACTGCCACCACAAATCCCTAGCTGAGATAGTTTTGACTGCCTGTTTAGACTTAGGGTCAATTAGACGCCAAGGTAAGTCATGCTCTACCGCATATAGGTATTCATCAGATAAAACGATACCGTTATGCAAGTTAAGGCACTTACGATTGAGATCGCCACCAGTAGTTTTTCGCATTGCAATAAACTCTTCAATCTCTGGATGACTAATATCCATATACGCTGCATAAGATCCTCTCCTAGTAACGCCTTGATTAAAGGCAAGCATTTGGCTGTCTACAACATGCATGAATGGAATGCTACCAGTAGACTCACTGCCGTTAGCAGTAGATATACCATTACTCCTAACATCACCCCAATATCCACCCAGGCCTCCACCTGAACTAGCCAACCATATGTTCTCGTCATAATGATCAGATAGACCACGCCTTGAGTCAGGAACATAATTAAGAAAGCAAGAGATAGGTAAACCACGAGTAGTTCCCCCATTACTAAGGATAGGAGTGCTAAACATGAACCAATTAGAACTTGCGTAGTTATAAAGTCGCTGTGCAAGATCGAAGTCAGTATGTTCTTGATAAGTAGCACTATAAACAGCGGCCCTTGCAAAAGCTTCTTGAGCATATTCTTCATCTTCCCAAAAGTATCTGTCTTTTAATGTTTGAATAGAAAATTCTGTAAGCAAACTTTCTTTATCGTAATCAATCTCTATCCCTAAATAATTCATCTTGCCAGTTTTTAATGTCATCAACGTCATCCTTTTCTCTTAACTGCGACTGCCTGTACCCTCTAGTACGTGCTTTATTTTTAGACTTTTTTCTTTTATTAAACTTTTCAGTGCGCTCTGCTTTCCTATCCCAAGACATCCTGATTCTCCATCAAGAACTTGAGCAAACGCTCTTCGTACCAACGAGCTTTGCGCAGATCTTCTATGGGCTTTTTCTTGTACCTAAACCTCCAACGATACTTTAGAGAGTTACCACGCAGATAACCTACAAACTCATCAGGCGTAAGCATAGCCTCAATAGCTTCTATACATTCTACTTTGCCATTATTATAATGAGGAGGATGATCTACCATATTATTTATTAATTTAGAATATGTTTTACCTAAAGGATTTTCATTATACACAGGATGCTCATTTGGTACGTCTTCTTCTTCTTCTTCGTCAAGCCACTCAACTGTGAACTTAGGGTCTGGGCTTCTGCCTATTTCTTTAGCTCTGAGAGTATCCCATTGCTCTTTGGTTATGTCATCAATACTCATTCCATCCACTCCTTTGGAAATGTTTTTTCTGAAAACCATCTGAACTTATTTTTTGTTGCCCATTCAGAATGGCTAAACTTAGTACCATTCTTTCTTTTCTTTGCTCCTGGCATAGGTGCATAAGGTGAAGCAAATAAAAATACTAATTCACAATCATCAGGCAAAGCTTTTTTAACCCAGATATATTTGTTATATTCTTGGTAATCCCAAAACCTTCCTTTAGATTCTAAAAGGATTGTTTTACCGTTTATAACTTTAATAAAATCAGGCCAATAAATATGCTCTACTACATAAGGCACAGACTTATTATGTAAACTCCAAGTCTTTAATTGTTTCTTATGTAACTCAGCTTCCCATTTAGAATCATAACCTTTAGGTATATTTTTTTCTTTAGGTCTTTTGGCTCTAGGTTTACGCATTTATAATCTCATTCAATGTAATTGTCTCTAAAGTTTTATCAGACCTTTTAAGAACCTTCTTTATCTTTTTTCTAAACCATTTTAAAGTATAAGCATTAGTTCTTATTTGTCCTTGGCTAAAGAAATAAGGTTCTTTTGGCATTAACTCTTGGATTTTCTCAGGAGTTAAAAGCTTTAACTGATCTTCAGGTAATAAAGAATACAACCATTCCTGTATTAATCTAGTTATCGTATTGTTAAATTTTTGTTTTTTACTTTTATTTATACGCTGCACTATATTACCTCTTCGACTCTAGGTTCATTAACTACTTTAGTAAAGTATGTTAAACCTTTGGAATACTTAAAAGTTCTTAGATCAGGATAACATTTATGTTTATGATAACAGTAAACACAAGCTTTAGGAAGCTTCATATTCCCTGACTTGCCTTCAGGTACAGGCTCATAACACATCTGTTCTGGAGGACTGTCCTGGTCTATGGCTTTTTTAGCCCTACTTATTTTATATCTAATGTTAGGCTTATCAAGCTCATCAGGCTGATACAAAGTTAACTCGCCTGTTTCTTTATTGATAGCTAAGAAACCACCATTAGAAGACTTCTCTGCTTCTTCATAACCACTTAACTGAGCAAGATAACCAAAGGGATCATCATCCCTAAGTGTGCCTTCTTTAAACTTTTTAAATGCAAAGTTAGAAGCAGTCTTTATGTCAACAACCTCACCATCAATTTTACAATCAATGTGTCCTTTAATGTTATCAACAACAACTTCCTTCTGCTCATCTGTTACTGTGTGTCCAGAAAGCTTTACTAAAAAGATTAAGATTTCTTCAAGCAAATGCCCATACAAAAACCTAATAGACAGAAAAGGATTTGATTGTTCTTTCTTTTTCTTTTCTTCTTTAAGATCAAAGTACAATTGTCTTAATGGTCTACCTACATTAGACATTCTGATATATTGCTTTGAGTTTTCTTGCGGTGTAGCCCAATGAGTAATACACTCTTTTAAATTATTAGTTAGTTCTTCTAATAATTCTTCTGGAATATCTACTGCTTTTTGATTAGATAAAGGCTCTAATGCTTTATAAATATCTTCAACTACTGTGTTTACTTTTTTCATGTTTACTTTTTCCATGCCTATGTTTTACAAACCTTAATTTACGTGTGAGAGAATTATAATGAAGATACACTACACCCATAGCTTTTTGTAAAGGAGTTCTTGCAGAAAGTCTACCATCTTTATAAGACTTGACATCTATTTTTTTAATGTTTCCATTTTCATCTATAGCAATTAAATCTATAGGCCCTGTGCATCCACAGTTCTTAAAGACTTGGTAACCTTTATCCCACAACCATGTTATAGCATAATGCTCTGCTAGATCTCCAGTTCTATTAGGGTCTGTTTTAGTGTGTATCACTCCAGTTGTCTCCTATCTTATATTCTCCATCTAAAGGACAACGTAAATCAAAGTATATTCCTGCATCTACAATAGCCTGGACACCTCTTTGACCTACTTCTTCTGCATCTTTTTCTAAACATTCTACCTGCCATTCGTCATGTACATTAGCTACGCACTGAGCATCTAAATGTTTAATAGAATCTACAAATAAAACCAAAGCTTTCTTCATAATTATTGCTCCTGCACTTTGCAGCAGTGTATTCAAAGCAGCATGTTCTGATCTTATAGTAACTTTGCGACCATCTAATCCTTTTAAGAAACCTCTTTTAGACGCTCGTTCAACTCTATCTTTGAGATTTGCAAGTGCTGGTAAATTAGCAAGGAAAGATTCTCTAAGTCTTTTACCATCTTTTCTACTTCCTCCAACCACTGAGCCAAGTCGTTCATTTCCTGCTCCGTATAAGTATGCATAAATGAATTTTTTACTCTTATCTCTTGATTCAAGTCCCGCAAGTTTTTGATTAGCGGTGTGAATGTCTCCGTTAAGGATTTCATTTGTATAACTCCTATCGTTCATGTAATGTGCAAGCATTCTTAATTCTAAACCACTAGCATCTATACCTACTAATTTATACCCTTCAGGCACTGTCCAACAAGATCTACAGTCTTTTCCATAAGGACTATAGGTGGCTGGTATCTGTGCCATATTGGGCTTAAAATGCGTCATACGTCCTGTTACAGCGCCATTGTGCACTGCGTAACCATGAACTCTATCGCCCTTTAAATTTTTAAACCAGGAATCTACTAAAGCAACACGCTTGTTTAATAATAAAAACTCACTAATTAATTTGGCTTGAGATATATCTTCTATTGCATTGAGTGTTGATTCATCTACAATAGGTTGTCCTGTTGGAGTAAACTTCTTAGGTTTCCAACCAAAGTCTTGTAAGTATTCTCCAATTTGTTTTCTTGAATTTAAATTGAAATCTTGTATCTTATATCTATCAAATGCAAGAACTTGAGTAGGATGTTTTTTAGAATAACATTCATACTCTTCTTCTGTCAACCCTTGTTTAGATAATGTACCATCTTTTTTAAACTTAGGTACTACTGTTTTTAACTTAACTTTTTTAGGTAAGAAAACTTTATGGACTTCTTCAACAATCTCTTGATTGGTTTGTTTTAATGTAGCCAAAAGCTTGTGCGCTTTTTCTACATCTAACATGAAGCCATAGTTTTCCTGATCTTTTAATATCTTTGCAACTTGATGCTCAAGCTTTATTGATTCTTCATCAAAGTCCGTCAACTCAGTTAACAATGCTTGGAAAACTAACGCATTTAATTCGACATCATTTATACAATACTCTAACATTTCTGGTGTGTATTCTTTAAAGTCTTCTTCTTGCATAAGACCTTTATGATAATTTAATTTAAAGCCCCATGCTTTTAATCCATGCCCATCTCTTTCAGGGTTTGCAAGTCTAGAAAGAACTAACGTATCTATTATCTTTTTATTCTTAAAAGATATGTCAGTAAGCTTTTCTAATACAGGAATATCAAATCCTAAAATGTTATGTCCTATAAGTATTTTAGACTTCGCCAACAACTCAATCCCTTCTTCTATATTAGAAGGAGAAAAAGAATATACTTGTTTTGTATCTATATCTTTAGCCACAATGCACCAGATAACTGATGCATCAAGACCGTCTGTTTCTATGTCAAAGACGAGATTCATTTATTTATTCCTTCGTTGTTCTTGCCTACGATAATTATATACTGTGGAATATCCCAAGTTTAACTTTTCAGCCATAGCTCCTACCTGCCAACCTTTTCTTGTTAGTTCAAATATCATTTCTTTTTCTTTATCTGTTAAAACTGTTCTGTGTATTTTTGCTTTCTTTAAATTCATATATCTTTGCTGTGCTGTGATTGCTTGATAAAACATCTTTCATCCTTAAAAAGGTATGTCATCTATAAGGGTATTTGTAAACTCAGTCTCTACTAATCTTCCTGATATAGAATCATACAAAAGATTACCTGCTAAACCAACTTCACCTGTATGCCTAGACTTTAAGATTCTAATCCTGGTTGTATTAGCCTCAGTTTTATCTTCAGCTTGTTGGTTTCTTTCTAAAGCTATCACACAATCTGACAGTTGTGCAATGGCTCCACTACCACGTAGATGGCTGATGTTTACTTCTGCACCATTCTCATGTCCTGCATTACCTTCTATCTTACGCAAGTGAGACACAAGTATAAGCCCTGCACCTGTTTCTTCTACAAGACTACGAAGCTGTGTCATTATATTATCTATCAGCCTTCTTTCATCACCACCTTCTAAGGCTGATACAAGCATGTGTAAGTGATCAAGAACTATCCATTTACATTCGCAACCTACAATTAAGTAACGTATCTTTGCAAAGATTTCTTCTACAGTATTGATCCCAAAATGTGAGTGAATAAAAAGTTTGTCATTAGACAATACTCTTTGATAAAGATTATCTAGTTCTTCTTCTGTGTACTTAGCTCTGACTTCTTCTAAGTGAATCTTTTCATTACAATCAATTGCAAGGATACCGTCTACTGTACGCCTCCAATCTTCCTCTAATGCAATGATGCCTATATTGTCTTCACTGTTGTTAAGAATCCAATGCTCTAACTCTCTTGTCACACTAGTCTTACCAAGACCTGTACCACCACATACAGTTACTAGCTCACCTTTACGGATACCATGTAGCTTTTCATTAAGCACTCCCCAAGGATATGGAATACTTTCTTTTTCTGTACGATCTTTCCAAGCACTAAATTTTTCTGATACTCTGATAATACCCGCAGGTGTAATAGTCTTTGCTTGCCAAAAGCAATCAACAAACTTTTTATGTTGTGCTTTTCTAAGCATATCATTAGCATCTTTATACTCTGCTGGCAGTGTCATTATCTTTGCTTTGTTAGGTGGGAATAACCCTGCAACTGTTTTTGCTGCATCTCTCCCTGCTTTATCTGAATCAAAACAAATAATTACATTTTCAAACGAACTAAGAAACTCAAGATTCTTTTTAACATCTGCTGCTGCTGACTGTGCACCATTCTTAATAGAAACAACAGGCCATCTACTACCTGTAAGCTCATAAGCTGCCATAGCATCACACTCGCCTTCTGTAATCGTAATGTACTTAGCACCAGGATTACAAAGAGTCTGTCCAAATAACTCAGCTTCTTGAATCTTGCCTTGACTAGTAAAACCTTTTGTCTTTACTTTACGAATCTTGTGAGCAACTAATTCATTATTAGCGTAATAAGGATAATAATGTTTATCTATTTCTCCCTCAGAATTATATGTAACTCTAACGTTATAATGTCTTGCTGTATCCTCAGAGATACACCTATCTCTTAGATCTCCAAAGACACCTGTGTAAGAATCTTGTGATATAACGGGACTCGACATAGTTATATTCTCTCTACTGTATACTTCATTTAGATGTACAGGTTTCTGTACAACATTATCAGGTTCTTCATAGTTTGGAAAGAATGTTCCACAACTAAAACATTTTGCTGATCCATTATCATTTATGCTCACAGCATCACTACTGCCACATGCAGTACATGCAACATGAAACTTAACAAAAGCCATTGCTTTCTCCGAATTATATTAAAGAAGTGAGGGACACCCCCCGCAGTGGAGGGTGACCCGAATGGAAGGCTAGATCTCTCTGGAAGTATCTTCAAGTACTTCTGGATCAGGAAGTGCTGGTTCAGCTGTATCAATATCAACTAATGCATCTTTAGTTAACATACTATTTAATGTTGCAGTAAATGATTTACCTGCCCCACTAATAATAGCTAACTCTTTCTGCAAATTGTTTTGTCTTATTGCTACTTCTTTTAGCAACACCCAAACGCTTTGAGCTTCTTCAGATAATAAAGAAACATCATAAGTACCACTATCTGTAATGAAATGTTCAGCCATTTTAAAACTCCGTTTCTTCTTCTTCGTAGCCAAACTCTGAACCATCAGCTGAGTCTCCACCACCACCATAAGGAACTAAGTCTAGCACCTGGACTGCTTGAAGGTCTAGACCTTTGAAGCTTCCATAGTGATTAGTAGTTTCCCATTCACGATACTGAACTTTAACTTCAGAACCATTACCTACAAGCACATCTAATTCTTCATTATTAGAATCAAGAAGTTTAGGAACTTTATTAAGCTTCCCATTCTTTTGTGCTACTTTACGTTTGATTACAAGAGCAGGGCCTTCTTGCATTTGTTTAATGCCATAACCTTTACTTGCAAAGCTTTGTGCAATATCTTCATCAACAAGTAAGTTGATAGAAAACACTGGTTCAAACTTTGTGTTAGGTGTTGTGATAGAAGCCCAATAAGCTTTACCTTGTATTACAGCCATGTTTTTATTACTCCTTTGCGTTAAAAACCTGTGCAGTTTATAGAGACTGATTAGCTATGTCAACACTTTTATGTGCGAACATCCTACAACACCAGTCTAGTTGTAGGTAATCATAGTTTAACGATACCTCCTTACGCCTAATAGCTTTGCACTAGCGCACTTATTACATAATGTTTTCATCCATAAATGAACCATCTGCATAGGGTGGCCTTTACGACCACACTCTGCACACTTGATAGAATTATCTTTAAGATCTTTCATAGTCTTTTACGTTCATTCTAGTCATGTTAAGTTTATACTCTGCATTTCTAATTACTACATTCTTTTGATGCATAAGTTCCCAAGCAAAGCTTTCATCTTCTAGACCTGCTTCTATTAACATTTCTTCAAGCCACCTGTGTTTAGCATCTGCGCTAAGACTATCAAGAATTTCATATACACTGTCTGCTAAACGCTCATCGTGAGCTTCTTTGTACTCGTTACTCATATCGTCACTACCTCTAGTTCTGTTTCAATCCAAACCTTTGCACCACAAGGTAAGGGATTATCTGGTGAATAAATTACTTTTGCTAAAGCTTTGCCATCAGTATTAACTATAGCTGCATGATTAGCTTTACGATTTTGCTTGTAATCTTTTACTGTTATTACAGGCCAGGAACCACCCTTATCATTTGCTTTTATGCTGTGCTGATTAACATGGATTCTAGTTTTCATAATGCTTCTACTTCCTCTAAAACTTTACCGTCTTTAGTTACAGTGTAGCCTGTTAGATGAGTTGCCTTTATTCTGTCTTCATAATCAGTAAACTTATAGTCACAACAAAGGACTACATCTTCAGCGTCTACTGACTCATCAACTAAAAGATTTACTTTAACCATGATTTGTTTGTACTTCATTATCCCTCCCATATTGCTCTGTCTTTGTCGTACTGTTTCGCTTGCTCATCTTCATGCTCCACAATAGGGAATCCAATTACAATTGCACCATAATTATCTTCATGGATGTCATAGTCACCAAGAGTGTGAGTATCTAACCAAGTCCAAAATTCTTCTCTAGTCATCTTGCCTTTTTCTTTTGGTTTAAGTTCCATAATTTTAATTAAAATGTCACCAAGTTGTTGCTTAGTACAATGACCAATAACATCACTTGTTATAGGTGTGTCGTACACTAGCTCTTCTTTACTATCAGTTACTGCTATCTCAAACAGACCCTTAGAGCCACCGTATGAAAACTCATTACTTATGATGCTCGCTCCGTATCCGTTAGAGAACATGATTTTATTTTGCATATTCATCTCCTGTTTCCTTTAAACTTAATAGGTTTATTAGCCCGTTCACGCCACCTTTTTTCGTCTAAAGCATGTGCTATTTCTAACATATCTGTCATAGACATATCACAGTATTTACAATCAATAAGTTTAATGCTAAATCCTAGATCATCAAATACTTCAGAAGGATTTTCAAATAAACTAACTCCGTCATCACCATCAAAGTATAAAGCTGCATATGAATTTTCATCAGTATGTAAGACAAACTGTGGTAAAAATCCATATCTAAGTTTTTCATACTCTTCTTTAGTAAGGCCAAACTTTTCGTATACTTTATCCATTAAACTTCTTCCCTTGTAAAACCAATTCTGTACAAAATGTTTTCAGCTTCCTCATAGTAAGGCTCCAAACGCTCTAAAGATTTTTCAGTATATTCTTCATTGCCTTCATCATCAGTTACTACTTCAAGAGGGCCATCTCCATACTCTTCAGCTAATATAACTGCAAGTTCTGAATAAGCTAAAACCCATTCCTCATCTAAAACTTTCATGCGTAGCATATCCTCAAAAATTAATTAGATTAAAGTAAGCAGTTTATACACATGCTTAGGTGCCGGAGATAACTTTATGCAGCTAGTCTGAATACGTTATTAGTTGTAATAACTTTTCTAACTCTTCCTAGTGCTTCAGTCTGTAGAGAGGTAACAGTCGCTGGACTGCTAGATGATGGTGCCTGGCACTTGGTACTCCAATCTGTTAGGACATTGTATAACGACCATAGATTGCCGCCAAGAGAAGGCTTGTACTCTGTCTTCCATAGAGTCCACAAAGTAGCTAATGGGCTGTGCTTACGCTCATCGCCATTCTTATTCTTTGTAGCATCACGTAGAACTTCATACATATTAGTTGTACGATTGTTAATCATATCAATGTGACCAACAGCATACTGGT